GACTTTTCTCTTTCTTTCACAAGAAATAAGATCACGAATGATCTACTTGTGAAGAAGGAGAATGCTGCTATTAAGCAAGCGGTATTAAACATCCTTCTTACAGAGAAGGGAGAAAGATTATATGACAGTAACTTTGGATCTAGTGTCCGTAGCTATTTGTTTGAACCACTAGACTATGCTACGGCAAGTCTTGTTCAGACTGCGGTAGAAGATTGCTTAGTCGATTATGAACCTAGGATTAATATACTACAACTTAGTGTAATGCCTGATTTTGATAGTAATGGATTTGAAGTGCATCTAGCTTTCTCTATTACAGGTAGGGATGATCTTCCACCTCAAGATATTGAGTTCTTTCTTAATCGTACCCGATAATGCCTTATACTCAAGTTGCTAATTTAGACTTTGCGGATATTAAGACCGCACTTAAAGATTACATGAGAGCACAGTCAGATTTTACTGACTATGACTTTGAGGGATCTGCTATAACCACGTTTTTAGATGTTCTAGCATACAACACTTATTATACAGCATTTAACACCAACATGGTGGTAAATGAAATGTTTCTTGACTCTGCGACTTTAAGAGACAACGTTGTAAGCTTAGCAAAGCAGATTGGATACAGACCTAGATCAGCAACTGCGTCAAAAGCAACCGTAGATTTTTCTGTTACCTATCAGGGTGGTGGTACTCCTCCTGATACACTTGTACTAAAGCAAGGAACAGGATTTGTTACTAATTTCGATGATGTTCTATATCAATTTGTTGTAAATGATAATCAAGAGGCTCCACTTGTTAATAACGTTGCAACATATGAGGGAATCGACATATATCAAGGCACTCTATTAACTCAAGCTTACACAATTAACACTGCTCTCAAGAATCAGCGTTTTATTATCAATAATACTGGTACAGATGTATCAACCATTCGTGTGAAGGTGTATAAACAGCAAGGAGATACATCTTTCTTAACATTTAGTAGTGCAGATAACATTTTAAACCTTGATGGTACATCAGAGGTCTATTTCGTAGAAGAAATTGAAGATGAGAACTACGAAATCTTCTTTGGAGATGGTGTATTTGGTAAAAAGTTAGAGAATGGGACTTATGTGGAGATATCTTATCTTACTACATCTGCAGAGACTACAAATGGAGCAAAGACATTTAATTTTTCTGGTCTAATACTGGATAAGGCAGATCCTAGTAACAGCTTCCCTTATCAAACCTCTGTAACCCTCATAAATGCCGCTACAGGAGGTGCTGGTGTAGAATCCGTCTCTTCCATCAAAAAGCAAGCTTCAAAGAGTTTTGCGACTCAGGACAGGGCAGTTACAGCAGATGATTATGTTTCTATCATTAAGAAGGTTTATGCTTCTATATCAGACATCATTACATTTGGTGGAGAGGAAGATAATCCTCCTGAGTTTGGAAAAGTAAAGATTGCGATTAAACCAGAGAATGCTAGTACTATCTCATCATATACTAAGAATGAAATAGTTAAAGCTTTGAAGAGTTATACAGTTGCTTCTGTTACACCTGTAATTGTTGATCCATCTATTCTTTATATTGAGCTTGCATCAACAATAAGTTTCAAGACTTCCAAAACTACTTTAACTAAAGCAGAGATTCAATCTAAGGTAATCAAAGCAGTTGAAGATTACATCTCTTCTTCTGAGACAGAGAAGTTTAATGGTAGATTCCGTCATAGTAGATTTGCATCAGTGATAGATGGTGCGGAGAATGCAATCACATCAAATATCACTAATATAACTCTCAGAAAGGATTTCTATCCAGTATTGAATTCTACTTACTATTACGAACTTTGTTTTGTAAATGAGTTTAAGGATTCTTGTGATGCATCGGTGATGAAGTCAACTGGGTTTGTTGTTAGCGAGTATCCAACATTCACAGTGTATCTGGAGGATGATACCTTCGGTAAAGTAGACCTATATAGACTGAATTCTCTTACTGGTGAGAAAGTTTATCTCAAGAAAGGTGTGGGTGATATTAATTACACGCATGGTGAGATTAAGTTATACGATCTTACAATCATTAAGGGAAGTCTTACTGATAATAAAATTGAAATCCGTGTAGAACCTGCATCAAGAGATGTAGATGCTGTACGAGAACTATATCTTGACGTTGATATCTCCAAATCCAATTTTAGTGCAGTTCCAGAATGAACGTAAAGTCTAAAAATATCTCGGCACTGATTGAAAGTCAGTTACCTGGATTCATCGTAGAGGACTATGAGTACTTTGTTAAGTTCCTCAAATCTTACTATGCTCAACAAGAGCTTAGTGGTGGTGTTTTAGACATTGTTGCAAATTTAACGAAATATCGTGATATCAACTATTACGATAAAGAAGTCCTAACACAGTCCTCGAAAACCGTTGGTGTGACTGGGATCTCGGATACTAGTATAAATGTACTATCGACTGAAGGGTTCCCTGATACTGGACTTGCTAAGGTTAATGATGAAATCTTCTTTTATGCATCGAAGACATCTAATCAGTTTAATGGTATTGCTAGGGGTGTAAGTGGTAATACTGCACTTGGAGATCTTTACAAGCTAAGCACCTATGTTGCTACTACTGCAGACACACATGCAGCAGAGTCTAAGGTAGAGAACATTAGTAATTTGTTCTTGTATGCTCTTATAAGGAGCTTTGAGTCAGAATACCTTGCAGGTATCCCTGAAAAGTATTTGCGTGGAGAGATAGACAAGAGAACTCTTATAAAGAACATCTCATCTTTCTACAAATCTAAGGGTACTAAGCGTTCTATCCAGTTTATCTTCAATTCTCTTATAAGCAGTGAAGATAGTGATGTATATTTTCCAAAGGACAATACACTCAAAGCATCAGAGTCTGATTACATTAATGTTCATGCTTTGAAAGTAGTTGTTACAAGTGGTAATCCTAAAGATTTAGTTGGTAAGGTTATTACTGAGACTGGAGATAACTATGCTTCAGCAGTAGTAGATAACGTAAAGAAATTAGAACCTGTTGATGGTGCTGTTGTATGGGAATTGATTCTTGCTCCATCTACAATTAACAATCAGTTTACTATAGCAAGCAAGACTACTCTTAAGAAGGCAATTGGTTCTGGTGATCAAACAGGAGATGTTATAGATGTTGACTCTACCTTTGGATGGCCAAAGGAAGGAAAGATATTTACAGATGGTGAAGTCATTGAGTATGCTAGTAAAACTATACGTCAGTTTAAGATTAAGTATAGGTCTTTAACTAGAACTCATACTGCAGGACAGTCAATCTATAGCGATAATAGAATTAAAGGAAATAACGTTGAGGTTATAGCTCTTGGTATAGTTTATAACTTATCACCTACTACTACAACACCATATGGTATTGAGGGTGAACCCTTAGTTGTAGAGGAATCAGGATTTGATACAATTGATCCTAAAATCAAGAAGAGTGATGGTACTGTTAGGTGGTTACCTAATGATGCTGCACCTTACACTCCTTCTTCAGGAGACGCTAGAACACAAGCATCGGTAAATGATACTGTACCTGGTATACAGAGAATTTTCAGTGATGATAACAATTATTATATCTGTACTAGTGGTGTACCTGTTGATAGAACTATGTTCTATAACCAGACAATACCTGCTTCTAAGACAGTTGTTGAACAATCTTTCTTAAGGACTATTAGAAAGACCCCTATTACAACTACTGAAGTTTATAAGAGTCCAAGAAAAGATTTTGGTATCTTAGTAGATGGTTCCTTAGTATACACACATAAACATGAAGATAGTGTATTCTATGGTGGACTTACTAAGATTGATGTTACTACACAGGGTGGTGGTTATTCAAGACCTCCTTATGTACTCGTTAACACTGAACCATATAAAGCAACTGCTGTATTGTCTGGTACTGTAGTTGAATCAGTTAAGATAGATGATGCTGGTTCGTATACTGCTGCTCCCATTATTGAAATAGTATCTGGTAGGAACGCTGTATTAACACCAGTGATTACACGAGGAGCAATAACAAGCTTGTTGGTTACCGATCCAGGTGAATACTATTCTGCTCCTCCAACAATTAGAATAGTTGATGCTTTGGGAAGAGGTAGGTATGCAGAGTATACTGCTAATGTATCTGCTACTGGACAGATATCTGGATGCACTAAAGTAAATGGTGGATCTTTCTATAGTGAAGGAAATGTTGTAATCGAAGTCATACCAAGTGGTTCTGGTGCAGTTGCAAGCTCTTCCATATATGAGTGGATCAAAAATAGATTTGAAGTAGAGTCAGATATAGACACAGAGTGGGGATTCTCTCATCTCAATGATAGAGGATATCGTAATTACGGTACAATCTCATATCCACCAACACTTAGAGGAAGTGATACGGGAATTAGTCACTCTCCTATCATTGGATTTGCGTATGATGGTAATCCCATATACGGTCCTTACGGACATTCTGATCCTGTAGACTCTTCTAGTAGTATTGTGCGGATGCAATCAGGGTATAAGAGGTATGGAACTAGACCAACTGGTCCATCTCTTGTTACATATCCGATAGGAACATTCATTCAAGATTATTATTACGCAGATAGATACGGAACTGTAGATAAGAATAACGGAAGATATTGTGTAACACCAGAATATCCAGATGGAACATACGCATACTTTGCGACATTTGATTCTGTAGGTGATCCAGAATTCCCTTACCTAATCGGTGAGAATTTCTATTCTTTACCCCTTGCTGCTAACTACGATCAGAATCAGACACAGAATGATCTCCCATTGGACGCTGTACGCCTCCGTGGGGTTGATACACCTCATAATGGTCGTAAGACTAGGGGAATCATTAAAGACGTTTCTGCTGGTAGTTTAGACGCATTCCAAGTATACGAATCATCTAATAACTTTAAAGTTGGTTCATCTATAGTTTTAGATAATACTGGTACTAATGGTATAGATGCGGCAGGAACCATTTCTGCTGTTAAAGGAAATACTGTAGAGGAGCTGCAAGCTACGGATGCGAAGAGAGTAGCTAAGGTTCAAGTCACGGAAAATTGTTATGTGTTTGGTGGAGATACTATAACACAAACATCAACTGGAGTAACTGGTAAGGTTGTTGGTAATGTTCTTGATGGTAAGATACTTGTTCTTGAAGATGTTACGGGAACATTTGATGATAATGGTCTATTTGACTCCACAACACTAAGTATCAATATCATTCTCAATACAAATGCTACATTTACTGCTGGTGCAACTGTAGAGTTAACTAATGGTACTGTTAACCAAACTAATCCACCATCTGTAATAGCAACAGGTGAGGTTATAGAATCAACAGATAGAAGGAATTCCGTCAAGATTAAGGTTATATCTGGTACTTTTGCACAGCAATCAGGATACTTCCTTAGAAGCAATAACTTATTAAACACAGTTGGTGCAGAGATATTATCAACTAAGAGTTTAAGTACGGGTCTAATACCATTTATTGTTAATACGAATATTGCACTTGTTGAAACTGATGGTGATCATGCACTTGGTGTAGGTGATGTTGTATATGTTGAGATAGATCCTGATGACTCTGTATCAACAACAACTTACTATGTTCAGTTAGGAGCAACACAAGAGATTGATCTTAAACCAGTATCGTTATCAACTAAATTGAATGATCCTGGATTGGGTAGAGCTGATTTGGTTAATGGTGGTGCTGATTATGCATCAAACACATATACTGATGTTGAGCTTATCTTTTCTAATCAGAACAGTGCTAGAACTGATTTGGGGAAAGTCGGCGATTCAAATAATGCAAAAGCAACTATAGTTGTATCAGATATCGATAGTACAGGACTAGGGTCTGTAACAAATGTTACAATCACAACTAAAGGAAGTGGTTATGTACAGGGTGATGTTCTTACTGTTGAGGATACGTCATTAAACAGATCAGGTGCTTCTACTAATACACAACGTCTACGTTTAGTAGTCGATCATATTGGATTGTCTAGTGGTGAGACTGTTATCAAGCTTGATTCCGTTGATGGGTTATCAAATAATGACCTTCTATTGATAGGTGATGAGATTGTTAAGGTGAACTCTATATCAGAGTCTACCACTTCAGTAACTGTCACAAGGGCACAAAATAATACTAGTGATATAGATCACTTTGATAATGAGGTTGTTGCATTATATGGATCTAACTATAGATTCACGGTTGGGGATCCATTACCTATTACTGGTACATCATTAGATCCTGTAATCCTATCATATGATAGTAATAAACTAATAATTGAGCATAATCAAGGATTCTTTGCATCTGGAGACTTTGCTCCATATAAGGTCACAGATCAGTCTACACTTTTTGATGAAAGTGAACCCAAGAAGTTAATTGATATTGATACTGTTACAGACTTCCAGATTGTAACAAAGATATCTTCATCTTCTTCTGGACCATATCAAATATCACCTAATCTTAAGATACAGGAATACTATCAGTATAGATTCGATTTAAGTCACTATACTAATGGAGAATCTGAGTTTATTGTATCTCCTAGTCAGAATGATAATATCATTGCACCAGAGGTAGTTAACGTTGGTACTCCTGGTAGTACTGGAGCTTATTCATATGTTAAGTTTGGGTATGGTCCTAGACTTGGAGATATAAACCTTAGTGGTATCTTGACTAAGAGAGTACCTAGATCCTATCAACGGTATTACTATAAGTCTATTGTGAGAACAATGGTAAATGGAGATAAAGAGATAAGAGTTGGTCCATCTACTAGTATTGTTGATAATAACAATTATATTGAACTTATTAATGATCCTTTACAAGGACAGAAGTTAATTTCTGATGCACTAACAACCTCAACTCAATCTAGTGGTACAGGAGTGAAGGTATCATTCGTTACATCTGATAGATTCGTTTATGAGTTAACAGAAGATCCTGAATGGTATGGAACTGGTAATATCAGGTACACCACTAAGTCTAAAGGTGCAACTGGTGCTATTGCAGAAGTTGAGGTATCTAATCTTGGTTCTGGTTATAGAAAAGTTCCTGGTGTATTAGGAGCAGAATTAGATAGTAGTAAAGCTGCCGATGTTACTGCACAGTGGGATGCTGTAGAACATAATATTGTTGGTGTTACAATTAATAAAGCAGGATTCAATTACTCCAAACCAAAAGTTGT